GGTCCGCGAGGTTGGCCAGCGCTGCGGTGATGTCGGGATTGGTCGTCCCACCGCTCATGGCGGTGACGACGAAACCGACGCCCGCAACGCCATACTCGCCGCCAGCGGTGCCGTAGTAATTGAACTGGATATCGAGGGCGTTCATCGCCTGACCCTTGTGCTTGCTGGTCACGGCGATGGTTCCGGTCGTAGCTACAGCGGTGATGCCGAGGTCGAGGTTGGCGGTCAGCGCAGCGGCGAGCGCGGTTGCGATGGCGTTGGCAGTATCGCCTTGGTTGACCGCTACCTGCGTCCGGATGCCACCGACATAGCAGTTGATGGTTCCAGGCGCGGTCGCGGGGCCACTGACGACAATCTCTCCGGTCGCGACGACGCCTGCCGGATTGTCTACCAGGGGGACGATGTAGAGTGGGCCGAACGGATCATCCTTGAGGTAGCGTTGCGCCATATTGGCGAGCATCGAGCCTTGGCCGCAGAGCGTCAGGACTTGCGCAACGCTCTCAACGATAACCGGAACGTTGGGCGTCGCGTTGCCGGTTGCGAGCATCTGGCCGAGCATCAACGAGTTCTGAAGCTCCGTCGCGCTATTGGCCTGCGAGGGGTCCATCTCGACGTAGACACCGGGAACCCGGTTGTTGGTGTCATAGTATGTGAAGTTAATCGCCATCGGTTAGCCCTCCTGCGCAGGCGGAGGCGCCTCGTCCTTGATGACATCGCCATCGCGGAGTCGCCGCATCCAGAATTGGTCGCACGGGACCTCTCGCCCCTCCTCCGGGAGGAGCAACATCGTCCGGGGGTCGCGAACCATGCGCCCCTCAGCCGGTTTGACTCGCATGGTCTGCATCGACGGTGCCTCCGTTGCAAAGGTTGTCTGGGTCCGTGTCTATGACGACTTTCGCCGCTGGCGGTCCGGTGAAGTCGGTTGGCGCCTTGAAAATATCGACCTCGATGCTGCATAGCTCCGTGATGGTCGGATCGTTGATATCCGTATCTACGCCATCCGCCTGCGTGAACTGTTGCTCCGCCATAAACTCCCACTGGTAGAACAAGCGCGCCCGGTCGAGGTCGAGGAAGTGGCCGCCCGATAGCCAGAGGCCGCGAACCATATGGCAAGGGTCCGGATTGTAGCCGAGCAACGAGTGGAAAACGTCGGTCTCTATCTCGTCGTAGTGCGATGATGCCTCTTGCGCGCGACGGTCTGCGGTCGCGTCAAGCTCGGCGATGACCGCGTATACACGATAGGTCCGCAGGAATATGCCGACGAGATTCTCGTTGCCTGCTGTCTCGATACCGAGGGGGACGACGTAGGCGGCAGGCTGCTTCAAGGCCGAGTTATAGTTCTCCAGGCCGAGCTTGAAGTCGGCGGCGCCCGCGACGCGGCCCGCGAATATCGCCGCGTTGACGCGTAGCTGCGCGATCATCGCCTCCGCGATCATTTGCGGCTCGTCTCCTTCCAGGTCAGGCCATTCGTCATGGCGGTGCCGACGCGTCGCTCAATCTCGCTGCCGAGTTGCGCCATGACGCGGTCGAGTGACGGGCGAGGCTCCAGCACGCGGACCTTGTAGCCATGGTGGCGACCGGTCCGCTTACCCTTGCCTGGATTGCCGCCGCCTTTCGCGCCCGCCTCCAGGAACAGGGCATAAAATGCGCGCTCGCGGACCGCGAAACCCTCGCCCGATGGGTAGGTGTAGGACTTGATCGAGGAGCGGAGCGTCCCCGACACACGGACAGGGGGTTCTCCTGGCGCGGAGGCGCGGTAGGAGCCGGGGCGGTAGCCTCCCCGGTAGGTTCCACCGCCTCCGCCCCGGTAGGTCCTCCCGCCGCCTTGGGACTGATTTACGAGGCTGGCCGTCTTGCTCCGGACCATGCCTGCCGCCGACGCCATGACGCGCTTTAGCTCGCGCTTGTCGAGGAGGACGGTGCCCCAGCTTGTTATCGTCAACTTGAGGTCGCTCATAGCGGCGCGGGCACCGACATGACACCTTCAGCGAAGGCGGCGAGGCGACTTGCCATGGTATCGTCCGGTGTCGTCCGGACCGCCTCTAGCTCACACTCGAATTGCGAGAACCGATGGCGGCCGGATAGCTCCTTGACGCGTCGGACGCGGAATAGCTCCGTGCGAAAGCTGCCATCGGACGGTCGCGCGACGGTGCGGAATATGACGTTGGTGTTCTCGACGTAATCGAGCCACCGCGCGGTGATGATATGCGATATCGGCGTATCTACAGCCACCGAGTTGATGACGGTCGAGAGGTAGGCCGGTTGGACATCGGCGTGAACGCCGGTCGCGATGGCGGTATAGCTCTCGACAATGCCCGGACCGTTCGGATTAGGGACTTGGTCGCGTCTATACAGGTCAACTAGCCAGCGGAGCGCGCCGACGTTGCGGTCCGGTAGCTGGCCAGACGGGTTCTGCGGCACTAGCCAGCGAAGCTCCAGAGGCGATACGGCCAGAGCAACCGTTTCACCGAGTCCGGCATGTCGGCGGAGACATCGCCTCGCTGCTCGTAATAGAACGCGACGAGTTGCAGGATAGCGAGGAGAATCGGCATCGGTATCTTGCTCGCGTCGCTGTCGTCGTAACCGGAGGTATAGTTGATCGACATGGACTGCTGCGGGATGCGCGGGAGGAGTTGCGGCTTGACCGCGACGTAGGCCGGTTCGACGAGGAGGTTGGGCGTATAGTCGTCGGGGTCCGCCAGCGTCATGTCGTCAACTGACCCCCACATGATCTGGTCAACCGATTGCGTCGGTGCCAGCGGTAGCTCGATGGGCTTCTTGACCAGTGGCGGCCAGTTGAGCGGAAAGACGATGAGCGACTGAGGCACGAGGGGCGTTGCGGTCGGAGGCGGCGCCCATGTGACGTTCAATTGCAGCTTTTGCGTAAAGAGCGCGCGGTTTAGCCACTGTTCGACCGCTAACCGCGCGACGGTGATATACATCTCCAGCAAATTGTCGTCGTAGTCTTGATCTATGCGGCAGTGCTGGCGCGCAAGAGCAACCTCCACCGGTTCGGTGCTAGGCGGCGTCAATACGCGCAAGGCCGCAAACAGCGACATCGCTATTTCCTAACGTTCTGCGGTGGCGCCGCGCGTTGCGGTTGCGACGGAGCCTCGGGCTCACGCATTGGCCCGAAGCCCTGGAGTCCTTCCGCAACGCGGGAGACATGAAGCTGACGCGCAACGTCGATGGGAAACGTTGCGACATCGCCGCGCACGTATTCGCGCCACTTTTGATGAAACCGCACCTGGACGTGCGTTGGCTGGTCAGACATTGGTCCTCCTTATGTCGGATCGGTGAGCGCGGGCGGAGCGTTGGCCCCGGTTGACCTCGCTGGCCGGATGGCCCCTGCTTGCGACCATGTCGGGTTGAGAGCTTGCGACGACCAAGGCGCACCGGGCAGGCCAGGAACGCCAGCAAAGGTCCAATCACTCGTCAGAGCGATGGCGAGGCTTTGCAGGTGCCGCATGTTGAAGTCGTGTTCGGCGATGACGCGGAATAGCGACTGGTCGCGCTGGAACGAGGAGACGACTGTCGTTCCGTCATTGTAGGCCGCGACATCCGAGGCATCGACAATCACATTGTAGGTGTCGGCAATGACCACGTCGGCGAAATCGGCAAAGTAAATCTCCGAGCCGAAGCCAGCGCCAAGGTTGGTCGGTATCTGCTGGGTCTGGTGGACCGGATAGCCTTCCAGCATCCCCCGCGCCATCTCATCCTTGAAGTAGAAACCGCCGATGCTGTCGCGCGCGGTCGCAATAAAGCGCGCGGTCGTCGGAGCCATGATCCAGGTAGGCCGGATCATGCGCGACATGCCATTACGCAAGGCCAGCAATGCCGCCGAGGTCATACCGATGATGGCGGTAAGCTGGTCTCCCGGCGCAGGCGAACCGGGCAACGCTGGCACGGTGATGAGGTTGGCCGCGAGGCATAGCGAGCGCAGTCCAACCGGGTCCTTGGCAGTGCCGTCGCCCCGGAGGAACGCGAGGTCCTCGCGACGCGCGATGGTCTGGACAAGGTCGTCCCTGACAACCTCCTCGACGCCGATGGGCGCACGCCGAATAAGATCGTTGGAGACCGGCACGAGCGATGTCAGTTTCTTGGCAACGAAGTTGACATCATCGAACCGCTCTTGACTGATCTGGATGTCGTCAAGCTCGCCCTGGTAGGCGGCGGTCGCTCCGCCAGCGAGGCGCGGTATCGTCAAGTTGCCCATCGGCATTCCGATGGTCATAGGCTCCGACGCGCGCACCGCCGTATTGGCACGCAATAGCTCGATGAGGTCCGCAAGAAAGTCCTGCGGGATCAACGCGCCGCCCTCGCCGGTGATTGAGGAGTTGAGCGCGCGCGCGACGATGTCGTCACCGAAGCGGTTGGAGATGAATTCCGCCGCCTTGGCCATCGAGAGGTTGTGGTAGCGCGCATAGACGAGGCCGAAGCAGAACCGCGCCGCCTTCATTCCCTTGCCTTGCTTGGGATGCGGTCGCGCGGTCGCCGGAGCGCGCCTATGGCCCTGGCCGTTGCCTGGGAGGTAGCGGAAGCCACCGCGATTCCGCGTCCTGCGTAGCAGCGCCAAAACCGC